CGCCGATTGCACTAATTATCGCATTTAATGGTTTAATTTATGATAAAAAAATAAAACAAAAAGAAATTTTGGTAGAAACCATGGAAAATGACCAAAAATTGGGATTATATGAAGTATATGGTGATAAAAAAGAGGATTTATTGGAAAATTTTACAAAAAATGTTACAAATGATAACCCTATTCGGAAAAATTCCGAACAAATAGAAAATATTTTACAAAATAATCAACAAAATAATTCCGATTTAACAGATTTAAAATGGGAGAAGTATATGCATCCTGAATTTCCGTGGAATAATAGAAAAATGTGGATTAATAATCCAAAAGCAGTAAATTATTGGATTTCTAACAAAAATGGTAGCATAAGGGAACTTAATCGTATTAGAATGGATGAAGAATCTAAAAATGAAAATATAAAGATTTACTAAATTTGGTATTTTAGGTTATTTTTCGTATATTACAATCTATGAGATTAGGTTACGCATGTATTAATATGACAATGGGAAAAAAAGTAAGTACAAATCGTGCTATGATAAAAAAAACTTTTGAATCCAAAGGACTAGATTATGTTTCCGAACTTGCATTAAAAAATTCGCAAGATATTATTAAGATATTAGAATGGAATAGATTAAATGGTATCTATTTCTTCCGTTTATCATCAGCAGTTATTCCATGGGGTGACCATATTGATTTAACTCAATTAAAAGATTACAAACAAATCAAAGCAGAACTTAAGAAAGCTGGTGATTTCGCTAAATATCACAATATGCGTATTAATTCACACCCTGGTCCGTTTTGTGTACTAACATCACCAAATGAATCAGTAGTTACCAACACAATTGCAGATTTAGAACTACATGGTAAGATATTTGATATGATGGGGTTATCTAAAACCACATACAATAACATTAATATTCATTGTAATGGGGTTTACGGAGATAAACAGAGTGCGATGGATAGATTTATCACCAATTTCCAAAGGTGTTCTAATTCGGTTAAAAAACGGCTTACAATCGAAAATGATGATAAAGGTTCAATGTACTCTGTTAAAGATTTGATGTACATTCACCAAAAGACAGGTATTCCGATTGTATTTGATTATCACCATCATCAGTTTTGTACGGGTGACCTTTCTGAAGAACAGGCATTAAAGTTAGCAGCAACAACTTGGCCTAAAGGAATCCGACAAGAAGTACATTATTCTGAATCAAAACGAATGCATGAAAACAATCTAAAAGAAAAACCACAGGCACACTCTGATTATATCATATCCCTACCCAATACTTACGAATTGGATTTGGATGTTATGGTTGAAGCAAAAGCAAAAGAATTAGCAATACTAAAATTTATTTAATATGAAAAAATACGCATTATACATTGGTAGATGGCAGACATGGCACAACGGACACGAATGGTTAATCAGTCAACAATTAGATAAAGGAAAAAATGTTTGGGTGGCAATTAGAGACGTGCCTCAAGATGAGAAAAATCCTAAATCAGCACATCAGGTTCTTATGGATTTATCAAAAGAAAAATTCTTTATAGATAACTCAGATAGAATTATGATTTCTATAATTCCTGATATTGAATCGGTGAATTATGGAAGAGGTGTTGGATATGAAGTTATTAATCATATTCCCCCATCTAATGTTGAAATGATTAGTGGTACAAAGATTAGAGAAGGATATATGGATTCAAATGGTGATGTAATTGAATATTCTGTAAACGCATAGAACTATGACAAATTATACACCAGAAAATTTATATATAAAATACATTGATAATGTAAAAGAATATGGTGTATTTACAAATATTAGAATACAAAAAGGAGAATTAGTTGAAAGATGTATTTGTGCAATATTAGGAACTTATTTACTTTATAATCCTATATACGATTATATTTTCAATAATGGGGAAATAAAATTACTACCATTTGGATTTGGTTCAATTTACAATCACAATTACGATGCAAATATAGAATGGAGACTAACAGATAATAGCAGATTTATAGAATTTTATGCATTGAAAGATATAGAGATTGATGTAGAATTAACTCATAATTATGGTGAACACTACTGGGAGTGGTTAGAAGATGTTAAAAAACAAAGATTAGTATAATGATAGTACAAAGAAAAAGACATATAGCTAAAACTATTTCATATCGTATTATCTCAACACTAATCGGCTTTGTGATAATGTGGTGGGTAAGTGGTTCGGTTAAGATAGGTGCTGTGTTTGGAGTAACAGAATTGGTTTACAAACCCATTCAATATTATATCCATGAAAGAATTTGGTATAGATGGATAAAATATGGTTTAAAAAAATAATTTATGCTAAAAGAAATTAAACTATTTAATAATAATATTTATAAAACTAAATTTAATTTTAATTGGAAAGAATTAAAACCTATTTTTGAAAAAATGGTTGATATAAAAGAGCAAGATGATTTGGAAGTAGGAAACGCAACTACATCATATAGAAATAAAATAACACCATTACAATTACCAGAATTAAAACAATTTTATGAATACATTAAACCCATATATAACGATATATTAATCAACAAATGGAATTTTCCAAAAAATAATGAATATAAACTTAGTGCAGGCTGGATTTCAAAATATGGCACGGGTGGATATATAAAACAACATTTTCATACCGATGTTGTCGCAGTAATTTGTTCCTATGTACAATTACCAAAAAATTCAGGTAATATAATTTTTAAAGACCCGTATTACGATACAAAATCAATAACTATTACTGAAAATGATAAATGGCTATGGAAAGAATTGAATTGTAAAACTAACGATGTAATAATATTTCACGGTGGTTGTATACATAAGACGGAGGCAAATATGAGTACAAATGATAGATGGGTCATAACTAATAATATTTTTATTGAAAAAAATAAATCTAAATTTATTTAATGAAAGTTTATACTATACATAATTTTTTATCAGATACACAAATAAACTCTATATTAGATTTTAGTTTAAATAATTTAAAATTAAAACCAGCTAGAGTTTTGGGTGATAATTTAACAATAGTTGATAATTTAAAAGTAAGAAAATCTAGTGTATCTTTTTACAATTATTTTAATAAATTTGAATTTTTAAAAAATAAATTAGAAAAAGAAATATTAGAAGTCTTAAATATAAAAGGATTTGATATTGATTTAGAAAAAGATTTACAATTTACAGAATACAAAAATGGTGAATTTTATGATTGGCATATTGATAGTGGTGGTTTAAATGAAGAAACAAAAAATAGATTTTGTTCAATTGTCATTTTATTAAATGATAATTATATTGGTGGAGATTTGCAAATATTAAATGAACAAAAAAAATTAGAAATTGTAAGTAAAGAAAAAGGAAACTTATTTATATTTCCATCAGAATTTCTACATAAAGTTACTACCATTGAAAATGGAATTAGATACTCATTGGTTGGTTGGTTTACATTAAAACAAAAACAAAATTTTAAAAAAACAATAATATGAAATTGGTAATTGACAAAGATGGTAAAGGGTTTGAGACAAAAGAATTTAGAGAATATTTGAAAACACCATGTCCAAAAATACAAATAACACAAGATGAGGCAGATGAATTAAGAATGCAACTTACGCAGGCTTTAATTGAGCATCCAGGATTAGGTATTTCAGCAACACAACTTGGTATTAAAAAAAGAGCATGTTACATTAACTTTGGTGATGAGGAATTATTCTTATTAAACCCGGTTATCAAAGAAAAATCTAAAGAAGGGTTTCTTTTTTATGAAGGATGTCTTTCAATTCCAAAAACATTGAATAAACCAATTAAAACAATTAGAGCTTGTAAAGTGGTTATAGATACCGATAATATGGGTGAAATGACTTTTGAAATTAATTCGGAAGGTGATAAGCAAGGTGAGCAAGTTTCTAAAGAAACAATGATGACAGTTATTGTTCAGCACGAAATCGACCATTTAGATGGTATTACAATTAAAGATAGAGTTTATACTACAACAGTTGTAAAAAAGCAAAATTATGGTAGAAACGATAAGGTTGTAATGAAATCACCGGATGGGGAAATGATTGAAGTGAAATACAAAAAAGCAAACGATTATTTTTTAAAAGGATATGAAATAGTATAATTATGAAAATAGCTTTATTTATAATTTTTATATTGTTGGGAGTCTGTATATATGTTATTTTTAATTTATTAAAAAAATTAGAAAAATATGAAGACCAATTCGATGAATACCAACAATTTATTGAAACAGAAACAAAAAGAAACGAAGCATTATTGGAAGCGTTAAGACCCA